TTCTCGAACTTTCCGCCTGAATAGTCTTCGTGAACAATCTCAAAGTCACACCCTACTGGAGCTCCTGGTATAGAAATGCCTCTATCCATTTGTATGAACTTTGCCAACTTCTCCATATATTCTTCTACTTCATCATCTGGTACTTCTGCTAGAATGGAATCGTGTACAAGTGCAAAGATACGAGCCTTATTACCTGTAGCTTTGATCCACTCACTCATGTCAATAGCACCTAAAAGGTTAATATCAGAAGCAGCAGACTGCACCAGAAAATTAAGACCAGACCTAACGCTATGACTCTGGATGCCTTTGTCTGTCGATGCGACATTTGGTAATCTCCTCTTTCTTCCGAAGAAGCTGTAAATGAAACCATTTTGTTGAATGAACTTTTGGTTCTCTTCAATCCATGATTTTAACTTATGAAACTCTTTAAAATAATCATCAATTACTTCCTGAGCTTCGTTTCTAGTGAAAGGTTTACCACTGTCTTTTGTGACTTGCTCACTAATCTTATTTGCTCCAGCACCATACATGATACCAAAGGTTACGGCTTTAGCCGCCTGACGTTGCATACTGTATAGCTCTGCTACTTCACTTACTTCACAAGGTAGCTTAAATACTTTGTGTGCAATTGCACTGTGGAAGTTGCCTCCAGACTTGAAGACATCCATAAGTGCTTTGTCCTTTGCGAGTACAGCAGCTACGTATACCTCTGCTGTAGTTAAATCCATTGCTACAATTTTGTGTCCAGGAGCTGCCTTAATACATCCTTTAACAATGGGATTATCTCGGGGTAGTTGCTGCATATTAAGCTTGCCACTAGAGCTGAGCCGCCCACTAGTTGTGCCGTGAAGGTTAAAACCTGTGCGTAAGCGACTATCTCTGTCCAACTGCGGAAAGATTTTGTCCAGATAAGTATTCTTAATTTTGGATTTTTGTCGGATAGCAAGGATAAGTCCGGGGACCTCGGATTGCGTCGCCAGCTCTTGAAGAACTTCCGCATCTGTTGAATTCGCGCCCGTTCCAGTCTTTTTTCCAGTAGGAGTAAGGCCGATGAAATCAAATAATAAACTGCGAAGCTGCACAGTACTGTTAGGATTAAAATCTTTTCCATTAATTTGCTCAAATTTACTGATGGCAGGATGCTTGTATAGTTCCGCTACTGCTTCATCAATCTCGTCTTGCATAAGAGACTGAGACTTGAGCAGACGCTGCTTATCAAACGGTACGCCATTGTCTTGGATGTCAGTCAAAAACCGGCAACCAGGAATTAGTATGTTATCATACACTTTTGCTAGACGTTTATTTTGCTTAATCTTTACGAACTTCTCATAGAGAAGAAACGTACAGGCCGCATCCATACCCGCATATAGTTTCATGATCTCAAAAGGAATATCCCCCCAGTTAAAATCATTTTTGAGAATACCATTTTGCTTACGATAGTTATCAATCCACTCGTACATTGGCTTCTCGTAGTCCCCATACTTAGTGTACTTCATAGACAACTGCTTTAGACCATGAGTACCGGGGTTCTCATCAATCAAATAGTGCAAAAGCATAGTATCTTCAAAGCTAGGGAATGTGAAGTTAAAGTGGTACTCAAAGAACGCCATATCGAACTTGGCGTTATGGAATACTACTGTTTTCTTGTCGAACAACTCTTGTAGTAAACGCTCTGTTTCTTCATCAAAGCATTCTGTATCTATGTATGCACCCCTATCAGCTTCATAACTAAGACTAATGCCAAGCATATGGCCGTCACGTGGATAAAGTCCGGTTGTCTCCGAGTCAAGAGCAACGTAAGGAAGAGGGGCGTCAATAGCAGCACGTATAAAAGCATTGGCTTCCTCTGTATCTTGTATACCCCACGCATTATATTCGGTAATTACTACGTCTTGTTTATCGCCAGTAATATACTCTATAATACTTTGCTTGGAGTCGTCCCATGTGCGCTGTGCTTCGGGCTTAAATGCGAGCATGGCAGGGTTAATGACAGGCAGGAACTTCTCTTCGACTTTCTTGCCGGAGTACTCTGTGACCGAATTCACAGAGGTAAAGTACTTGAGTGCATCACTGCCGACTAGAATAAGCCAGTCGTAAGCATCTACATCAATCTCGATGTCGCAGTCTCGTTTGAGTACTTTTTTAAGGTATGGGTCGGAGCAGAGCTGATACTGATCAAACTCGAACTCGTCATCAAACTCTTTCTTAAAATTTGTTTTACTTGGTTTAGTTTCTACTAATGCAACTTTAGGCATATAATTTACTCTTTAGTGTTTGTACTGATTTTAAGGGTAGCGCACCTGGATCTGTGTCCTTGAGTGCTACATTTCTTGATAGCAGGCCTACTCGCTCTGCCATCTCTTTCACTTCTTTTGCAGCGTTCTGACCTGCATCGTCTCCATCAAAGAAGATAATTACTTCCTCTACACCTTGTATAGAAAGCATACGTAGTTTATCTTCATTGATGTTCTTTGTTCCAAAGCAACAGACTGCGTTGTCTAGTCCTTTATCATGTAGGTTTACCATATCGTAGATACCTTCTACCAATATGACGGAACCCTGTATAGGATCGACTGGAGGATACAAAGGCATCTTCGCACCCGCAGGCGAGATCATGTACTTTGGTGTGCCGCCAGTAGTATGACGACCATTAAATGCTACAATTCGACCTGATATATCTCGTACTGGAAATACAATACGACCAATATGGTCAGGGTCATGATGTTGAAAAGCTTCAAACTTCTTGTATGTCTCAGGTTTGATCTCTCTCCAACTACCCGTGTAGGGTATAATATTTTTGGGAAAAGACAAACCAACCGACTCAGACCTCTTCTCTCTAATTTTCTTTTTTAGTAATTCTCGTCTTAGTTGTAGTTGGTTTGCCTTTTCCCCAAAATGGGTAAAAATGTTTCCCTTATAGCCACAGGAAAAACACTGGAATACTCCAGTGATCTTATCAATGCGCATACTAGGATTCTTATCATCGTGCTCTGGATTGAGACAACGAACGATAGCATCTGCGCCTTTGGGTATAAAATAAACATCTTTTGATGTTAGTAGTTCTTCTACTGTCACCGACCAATATCCTTAACATTGTCTCTACTAATTACTTGGTACGCACCTTTGTTGTATGCAGGTGCAATCGTATATTTACTATCTAGCTGTGGTTTTTCTACTAGATCTGTGCAATGGCCTTTATCTTCAAAGGATGGATACTCTGGAGTATCCCTACGATAAGTTTTTGGAGGCTCATATGCTTTCCACTCAGTAACACGCTTCTTTGCTTTGGGTAAGGGCTTGCGCTTCCTGCCAGAAGGTGTGTGTCGTAAACTGCCGAATGTAAGTGCCATATGCTTTATCCCCTTTTAAGTATCCGTATATTATACGCAAAAGAAGATAAAAAGTCAAGAAATATTTTTAAAGATCATCAATATCTTCGCCAGTCTTGTGCGAGGAATCATCTTTCTCTTTAGGAGTCATTGCAGTCTCTGGGCCGATCTTTAGGCTGTCCCAATCTACTTTAGAGCTGAAAGAGTTCATGGAAGCTGAACGCATTTTTACACAGTTAAATGTAATGCACTCGTCCTCATGATCCCAAGTCTCCAAAGCATAAGCGGCATCTGCCGCATCAAGAATACCTTTAGCGAATCGTGCTTCACCAGTTGCGTCTGTTTGGTAGGGAGATATTACAGTACAGTCATACTCTTGTGCCATTGACTTCAATGCTTTACTTACTTCAATCTGTTCAGTCCAATCGTACTGACCTCCACGAGAAGGTAGACTCGACCGCTTTACCTGATTAATATAGTCAACAATAATAACACCAACATTCAGAGGCTTGACTTTTTTGTCAAGCTCGGCACGAATCTTGGAGAGAGTGAGAGAAGCATCGTACACTACGTCCAACTGCTGAGTCGGGAGAAGCTCGCAGGTGTTCTTTAGTGATGTATGCAACTTCTCAAAGTTACGGTGTTGTCTATACTCCTTCAAGCGGTCTTGTCCATCAACATAACGACCTGCCCACCACGTAGCTACTTTTTCCCACTCGGCTACACTCAGATTCTGAGTACGGAGGCGAGAGAAAGGAACTTCTGTAGCGATAGCACAGCATCGTTGAAGGATCGACCGGCTATCCATCTCAATAGTGAAATACATAGCCGATCTACCTGAAGCGTAAACACTGGTTGCAATGTTTGCACAAATGACAGATTTACCAGCACCCCGTTTACCTCCGAACATAACAAGATCTCTAGGGGAGAACTTGATGTCGTGGTCGTACTCTTCATTGAGTCCGAGGGCCATATACCTGGCTAAATCTTCTTCTGGCTCAAACAAGTCAATACGTTGCATACTTTCTTGTGGGTCTTCGAGATCAACCTTATCTTCAACGTCTAGGACGATCTGATGTAGGTGGTTTACTGATTCCTGAGCATTTTCAAATGCTACAGAGTGTTCAATATAATCTTCGAGTGAGTCCAGAATTTCTTTTTGAGTGTATTCGTTCTTCAGATACTCGAGAAGCATCTGAGGGTCTGCATCGACCTCGACTGCTTCTACTGCGTAGAGTTTCTCTCGAGTAGCTGAATCACGAATCTCAAACTTTAGATCTTCAATCGTAGGCATTCTATGGAACTCTTCACAATGCTTATCAATAATCTTATACAGACTATGATACTCAGTTGCAAAGTATTGCTTGTGCGCTACACTCCAGGTCTGAAAGTCCTGTAGCGTAAGCACTTGCTTAATAAGCGCACTAGCGATGTTCAATTGAAAGTCTCCCTATTTCAAATCCAAAATGTAGGGCAGACCCCGAAGGGACTGCCCTTAGTGTGTACTAAGAAGGATTAAGCTGAAGCTTTTTCTTTCTTAGAAGCGCCATCATAGTCAGCGGCTGAAAGGCCACGACGAGTGAGCATAGTCTTAACGCCACGGGCGGTCTTACCAATTTGCTCTGCGATAGCTTCGACAGTCTGGCTACCGATGTCAGCGATGTCAGCCAAAGGATCTTCCTTAGAAGCGCCTTTAGTAACTTCCTGCTTAGGGATAGCATTGATGTCGCCTGAACGAAGCAAGCTAAGAGCTTTACCACGTACAGAGTTTACTGAACGGTCTAGTGCATCAGCGATAGCTTCTACGAAAGCGCCATCATTGACCATGCCAATGAAAAGAACTTCTTCGTCAGCTGAGTAAGTGCGAACAGACTCAACTTTAGGAGCAGGCTTAACGTGACCAGTCAGTTCCATAGACAAAATCTTGCCTTGGATTGACTTAGCTGAGAATGCGCCATCTTCAAAGTGAGAAGCGATTTCAGCATAAGTGTAAGTGCCGCTGTTGTCAGAAACAAAAGCTGCAAGGGTAGCTTCTTGAGCATCGCTAAATGCGCGTGAAGCACTGGCAGATGCCAGCTCTACATCAAAGCCCATCTTTCGCAGTTTGCTAGAGATAGAACGAGTAGAGGTTTCAAGGTTTACTGCTGCTTCTGCAACAGTGCCTTGGGATACAGGTGATTCATCACCTACAAAATCAGTAAGAGCGGTAGTACGCTCATCAGTCCACTTAGGAAGTGCCATGATATTATTCTCCAATAAAATCTAAAAGGTTAGTTATGATTTGAACGCCAGCATCTCTGGCTTTCTTAGTTTTAGCAGATTCAATTCCGCTTTCGTTTACTAGGATGGTGACATC